AACAACAGCTATGATATTGGCCGCTGCGGACGCACAAAGAAAAGGACATTTACCTGTGTTCATAATAACTGAGCGTAAATGGTCCTGGGAACACGCTATTGAATTAGGATTACAAGCAACGAAAAATTCTGATGGTGAATGGGATGGGGATTTTATTTTTAATGATAGTTTTGATTATATTGAACAGGCAACTGACTTTATTAATCAAGTTCTCGATGCTCAAGAAAAAGGAGAAATACCTTATAGTTTGGCGTTTTTTTGGGATTCAATTGGGTCAATTCCTTGTAAGATGACTTTTGAAGGAAAAGGTGGGAAAATGCATAATGCCTCTACTTTGGCAGATAAAATAGGTATGGGTATTCACTCGAGAATAACTAAATCAAAAAAAGAGGATTATCCATATCACAATACATTGGTTATAATCGCACAACCTTGGGTGGAACTTCCAGATAATCCCTTCGGTCAGCCAACCATTAAGAGTAAGGGTGGAGAAGCAATTTGGTTGGCATCCTCTCTTGTATTCCTTTTTGGTAACCAAAAAAGTTCAGGGATTAACCATATAACCGCAACAAAAAATGGTAGAACCGTTTCCTATGCCGTTAGAACGAAAGTTTCTATATTAAAAAATCACGTAAATGGGATTGCTTATAAAGATGGGAAAATCATCGCAGTCCCACAAGGATATATAGAAGATACGAAAGAAGCTCTTGAAATATATAAGAAACAATACTCAAGTTATTGGAACGCAATTTTATCAGGAACAGGAGAAATTACACTTGATGAGTCAGACGAACCTGAAATCACAGAGTAGTAATTATTGACAGATATTTTTCTTAACTACTGACAAAATGTCATTTTTTCTACATAAAACTATGTTTGGCATAGTGATTGACAATGCACTAAAAAAATAAACAAATAAAATAATATTATGAAAACATTTACAGTAATTGGAAAAACAGAATTGGTTGAGTATGTGACTTACACCGTAGAAGCAGAATCTGAAGAAGAGGCTTTGGAATTAGTCCAAGAAGGAGAAGTCGATGACAATGATGATCATTGGACAAGAGACACAGGTGGGGGTATGACTTATACAATACAAAAAGAACAAACTTATAAATAAACTTAAAATAAATTATATTAAACTATGAAAAAAATTCTAGGAATTGATTTAGGAACCACAAATTCGTGTGTTGCCGTAATGGAAGGGAATGAGGCCGTTATCATTCCAAACAGTGAAGGAAAAAGAACAACTCCATCAATCGTCGCATTTATTAAAGACGGAGAAAGAAAAGTTGGAGATCCCGCAAAAAGACAAGCGGTAACAAATCCAACAAAAACAATTTCATCGATTAAAAGGTTTATGGGAGAATCTTTTGATAAAGTTGGTAAGGAAGCAAAAAGAGTCCCATACTCCGTTGTTAAAGGAGATAACAATACCGCCAGAGTTAATATTGACGACAGGAAATACACACCCCAAGAAATCTCGGCAATGGTATTACAAAAAATGAAAAAAACCGCAGAAGACTATTTGGGACAAGAAGTTACCGAAGCGGTTATTACAGTACCAGCATACTTCAACGATTCACAAAGACAAGCAACAAAAGAAGCTGGTGAAATCGCAGGACTTAAAGTTCTTCGTATTATCAATGAACCAACCGCTGCGGCACTTGCCTATGGTTTGGACAAGAAAGACCAAGATATGAAAGTTGCTGTATTCGACTTAGGTGGTGGAACATTTGATATTTCGATCCTTGAATTAGGTGATGGAATTTTTGAAGTTAAGTCCACTAATGGTGATACACATTTGGGCGGAGATGATTTTGACCAAGTAATCGTTGATTGGTTAGCAGAAGAATTCCTTAAAGAAGAAGGAATTGATTTGAGAAAAGATCCAATGGCAATGCAAAGATTGAGAGAGTCTGCAGAAAAGGCAAAGATTGAACTTTCAAGTTCATCTCAAACTGAAATTAATCTTCCATATATTATGCCAGTTGATGGTGTTCCAAAACACTTGGTTAAAACTTTGACTAGATCTCACTTTGAAAAGTTATCTGACACTTTAATTCAAAGGGCTCTTGAACCTTGTAAGAAGGCTCTTAAAGACGCCAAACTCAAAGTTCAAGATATTGATGAGGTTATTTTAGTTGGAGGATCAACAAGAATCCCCGCAATTCAACAAATTGTTGAAAAATTTTTTGGAAAGAAACCATCAAAAGGTGTTAATCCTGATGAGGTAGTGGCGCTCGGTGCGGCAATTCAAGGAGGAGTATTGGCAGGTGATGTTAAAGATGTTCTTCTTTTAGATGTAACACCTCTTTCATTGGGTATTGAAACAATGGGAGGAGTGTTTACAAAACTAATTGAGTCAAACACAACCATACCAACCAAGAAGACTGAAACTTTCTCGACCGCAGCTGATAACCAACCATCAGTTGAGATCCACATTTTACAAGGAGAAAGACCAATGGCAAGAGACAATAGAACTATTGGTAGGTTTCACCTAGATGGAATCCCACCATCAATGAGAGGAGTTCCAAAAATTGAAGTAACATTCGATATTGATGCAAATGGTATCTTGTCTGTGACGGCAAAAGATCAAGCAACTGGAAAATCTCAGAACATTCGAATTGAAGCGTCTTCAGGATTAAGTGACGAAGAAATCAAAAGAATGAAAGAAGAAGCCGAAGCAAATGCTGATTCTGACAAAAAGGTAAAAGAAGACGCTGATAAAATTAATCAAGCTGACTCCACAATTTTCCAAACTGAAAAACAACTTAAGGAAATGGAAGACAAGATTCCGTCCGATAAAAAAGAAGTTATAGAAAAAGCTTTGGAAAAGTTGAAATCCGCACATTCTTCTCGTAATATTGAAGAAATTGATTCCTCAATGAATGAACTTATGATGACTTGGCAAACAATAACCCAAGACCTATATTCTCAAGTTCAGGACACAATGGATAGTCAATCACAAGATGTCGAATTCGAAGAAGTGAATAAGTGAGAAAAACTTTATTAGTAGATGCCAATAATCTCCTTCACATCGGACAACACGGTGTGAAGGAGTTTTTTCATAAAGGTGAGCATGTTGGTGGAATTTTTCATTTTTTAAACACACTCAGAAAACTTATTGAAGAATATAACTTCGATAAGGTTTTGGTTATGTGGGACGGAGATCACAATTCATCTGTTAGAAAACTTATATATCCAAAATATAAACTCAATCGTAGAGAACGAGACGATGAGTTTAAAAAAGATTCATTTTATAAACAAAAAGAAAGAATAAAATTATATCTCGAAGAATGTTTTGTTCGTCAAATTGAAGTTGAAGAAAATGAATCGGATGATCTTATGAGTTATTATTGTAAAATCTCATTAGACGAGCATAAGACGATTCTAACGACAGATAAAGATTTGACACAACTCATATCAGAGAGTGTGTCGATATACTCCCCAATCTCAAAAAACACCTATAAAAACGGGGATAAAATTAAATTCTACAACTATGAAATACCACATCACAATGTTAAAACTTTTAAGATCATATCGGGAGACAAAAGCGACAATATTGATGGAATTTATTTTTTGGGTGAAAAAACATTTATTAAATTTTTTCCTGAGATTCTTGAAAATAAGATAACTTTTAAGGATATTTTAACAAAGGCAGAAAAGTTATTACAAGAAGATAAGGACAACTCAGTTTTAAAAAATCTTTTATCAGGGAAAACAAAGGATGGAATTTTTGGTGATGAATTTTTTGAAATTAATGAAAAGATAATCGATCTTGAAAATCCCTTAATAACAGATGAAGCCAAACAAATTGTTGAACAATATTATTCAGAAACACTCGACCCCGAAGGGAGGGGTTACAAAAACCTAATGAAGTTAATGATTGAAGACGGGTTCTTCAAGTTCTTACCCAAACAAGACGATGCTTGGGTGGACTTCATCAAACCATTTATGAAATTAACAAGAAAAGAAAAAAAATTATTTAAAAACAAAAAAAACAATTAAAAAACAAAGTATGAAAAACCAAGAATTAACAAAGTTGGAATTCCTTCTAACAGTAAACGACAACATCATTGTTCAGCGTTTTTTCAATGTAAAAAGTTACAATGAAAAAGCAAGAAACTCAGAAGAGTTTTATTATTATGTTCGGCACATTCAAAGTCTTATTCAAGACGATTTGAAGCGTAGAACCGCAACATATATGCTCGACAACAAATTTGAAATTTTTGACAATCCACAAGTTATGGAGACATCCATTACCGATGGTCCTGAAAGATTTAATATTTATATAAAATCTACAGAAAAAGTATTGACTCATCGGGTTTTTGATGCTAAAATTTATCCCCCGAAAGTTCGTTATACGGTAGATCTTCGTCCCCACTTGAAGGAAATTTTGTCAGACTTAACTGACATATTTTCCGACGAAAATTTATCTTATGAATACCTCGGCCTTACTCTAAATGTTTAGTATTTATTTTTAAAACCACTCTAATTTCGTATGTCAAAAGACAAAAACTTTGAATATCTTGGAACCACATTCCAACTCCAACTATTGAACCAGATAGTTCTGGATAGGAATTTTGGTAACTCCATCCTTGAGGTTTTAGAACCGACATACTTCGAAAACAAGTATTTTAAGATCATTGTTCAGATGGTGAAAGAACACTACAAAAAGTATGAACATACACCATCTTATGATACATTGGAGCAAATTGCAAAGAGTGAATTTACCCAAGAAACAACCTGTAAAATAATCCTCGATACGATCAAAAATATTCAAGAGGCACCAACCGATGGATATAGTTTTGTTCAAGAAAAAGCCCTGAAGTTTTGTAAACAACAAGAACTTCAAAAGGTGATGAAAAAAGCCCAAAAAATCATCGATTCGGGTGAATTTGAAAACTATGATACCCTTGAAGAAATGGTTAAAACCGCCCTTCAAGTTGGTGAAGTTGAAAGAGGACTTATGGATGTCTTCTCAGGACTTGATGAAGTATTGAATGATGATTATCGACATCCAATCCCAATGGGAATACCAGGAATTGACAAGTTGTTAAAAGGTGGTTTGGCAAAAGGTGAGATCGGTGTTATATTGGCACCCACAGGTGTTGGTAAATCAACCGTTCTTACCAAAATGGCCAATAACGCTTTCAATTTAGGTTATAATGTTTTACAAATTTTCTTTGAGGACAACCCAAAGATCATTCAAAGAAAACATTTCACATTATGGACTGAAATTGCCCCTGATAGATTATCTGAAAACAAAGAGAAGGTAATTCAAACAGTTCAAGAAATCAGGGAAAAAATGCCAAATCAACTGATCCTTGAAAAACTTCCATCGGACACATTAACCATTGGTCATATAAAAAATAAAATCAGAAAGATGATTGCCGATGGTAAGAAAATTGATATGATAGTTTTGGATTATATTGATTGTGTTTTACCTGAGAAACAAATGGAAGATGAATGGAAAAGTGAAGGATCGGTAATGAGACAGTTTGAAGCAATGTGTCACGAAATGGAACTAGTTGGTTGGACAGCAACTCAAGGAAACCGTAGTAGTATTTCCTCTGAAGTTGTGACCACAGACCAAATGGGTGGATCAATCAAAAAAGCACAAGTTGG